GGGCCAGCTTGCCGAAGCACTGCGACTGCCATTGGGCACGCTCAAGGGGCACGCCAGGAAAGCACAGCAGGCCGGTGCGGTCCGCAAGGTGCAGGCGCACCAAGGCGCGATTGCCACGTTCTATGACGCGCGCTGCGGCGGGTTCGCAAGCTATCAGGAGTGAATGACATGACCGACCGCAAGCAAGCACTGACCGACCTGCTGGAAAAGGTGGAGGCGGGCGAGGCTCTAGCACCTCATGATGTCGTAGCCGATAGGCCGTTTTTCGAGGATTACGAAAAGGCAATTCATGCTGGGAACTTAGCGCGTGACGCCTACAACGGCTCCCTCGACGCCGCCGAGGAGCTGCACGAGGCGGTTCTGCCGGGGTTCTCCTGGAAGCGGCAGGGCTTCGTCATGACCGTAACCGACGACCACACTGGCTGGGGTAACGGCGTTTACGGGTCCGGCAGAGATGACGACAACCCCGCTCGCGCCTGGCTCATCGCTATCCTTAAGGCCCTCATCGCCAAGGAGGACGCATGACGCCGCTACAGCAGAACATCCTTCGGGCGCTTCGACAAGCCAACGCCCTCACCGCCTCGGAGATAGCCCGAGACATAGAGGCCCACCGGGATCAGGTTCAAGCGGCCCTGCACCAGATGGACGACGCCGGGCAGGTCATCATGCGGAACGGGTTTTATCGCGCGTCCGAGGCGGCAAGGCGGGCATAGAGCAGGCAAAGGAGCAAGCATGAAAAACGAATACAGGGGACAAGAAGCCGCAATATATGCCGCCTTAGTTATGGTTTTTTTGGCAGCGGGGACCGTGATTTGGCAAGAGGTGTTTTGGCTCGCCCTTATGGGCCTGCTATTACTCGCCGGCTTTTTCTTGGTGTTGATGATAATCATCCACATGATTCTGACCTCTGGCGATGGAGGCGGCAGGAAATGAAGCACTACAGCCGGAACGCCCGCAGAAAGAACCGCCGCGCGGCCACACAACAACCGCACGCAAGCCCTACATCAACACCACCCCGGACCTGATCGGCGTCTTGTTCAAGCGGGGCAAGATCACCGGAGACGAGGAACAGGCGGCGCGACACTTCCAGCGCATTCGGGCGGCCTATGTTGCGGAACTCGGTGTGACCGGCTACCGTTCCTGCCTGGACCAAACACGCGGCGGTCATGACGACAGCGACGGAGACCTTGCGGCCATCTCGGCATACGACAGCCTGCGCCAGATGCTCGGACCACGGCATTGCGCCTTTGTCGCTCGCGAGACTGACAAGCCCGCCACGCAACGGGCCGAGGACTTGCGGCGGCTCAAGCTGGCGCTGCGAAAGATAGCGGGAAGCTAAAGGAGGATGAAAATGTCCAAGCCAATCACAAAAGGCACAAAGTTTGCTGAGGTAATGATGAAACTTGATGTTCACGAACGCATGGAAATTGCAAAGGTGATGGCAAGAGCGTCAGAAAAGTCATATCGGCGAGGGTTCCAGCAAGGGGCGCATATCGGTGGCGACCAAGGGGAACTTCACGATTGGCGATATTTCAATAGTTTGGATGTTGCGGTTTGGCGCGAATGCGGGACAAAAGCAAGCGCCCTACATCACCTGATGATGGAAAACCCCGATTTACACAAGTCCGGGATCAATGATGCTTGACCGGCCTTGAGTCAAATGGTAAGGGTATCGAGCCCGCCGCTTTCGCATGACGGCAACCCCGGCCCGGTTCCTGTTCCTGCAGGTTCCGGGTCATTTCTTTTAGGCATTGCTTGAACCGGCTTTCAAAACGTGCTATCCAGAGCATGACCTAATGTGTCAAAGCCTCGCCCATCCCGCCGGGGCTTTTTCTTTGCCCTGCACCTCGCAGCAGACAGGGAGAAACCCCCATGAGCAGCAACCGTAAAGAACGGGATACTTCGGGCAAGTTCGCGAAAGGCAACCCCGGACGCCCCAAGGGCGCGCAGAACAAAACAACTGCGCTTCTGAAGGATGCAATCATCAAAGCCGCTGAGCAGGCGGGCAACAAGGTCGGGGATGATGGCCTTGTGTCCTATCTTGAGGAACAGGCCACCGAAAACCCCGGCCCGTTCATGAGCCTTCTTGGCAAGGTTTTGCCCATGCAGGTTGAGGGCACTGGCAAGGACGGCGAGATGACGGTCAAGGTCATGACAGGCGTGCCGCGTGACGACGATTGACCTAGGCTATCGCCCGCGCGACCCGTTCGTTCCGTTCCACAGGCGAAAGGAAAGGTGGGATTGCTGACCTCGTAGACGCCGCCCTTCGAAACACGTCGGGCAATGGTCGCTATGCCTACATCGCGCCGCTGTTCTCGCAGGCAAAAGACATCGCTTGGGAATACCTCAAGGCCTACGTATCGCAGATACCGGGCGCAGCGATCAACGAAAGCGAGCTTAGGGCCGATCTGCCGGGCGGGTCGCGCATCAGGCTTTACGGCGCGGAAAACTACGACAGGATGCGGGGCCTATACTTCGACGGCGCTGTTCTTGACGAGCCGGCCGATTTCCCGGTCAACGCCTGGCCAACGGTCATCCGCCCGGCGCTATCGGACCGCAAAGGCTGGGCGGTATTCATCGGAACTCCGAAAGGCAAGAACGACTTTTGGGAAACCTACCAGCGCGCCAGGGCAGACCCCGATTGGTATGTCGGTTTCCACAAGGCGACAGAAACCGGGATTCTGGACGAAGAGGAGCTTGACGCGGCCCTGAAGGTCATGGGCGAGGATCGGTTCGCTCAGGAATACGAGTGCAGCTTCGAGGCCGCCATTCAGGGCGCTTACTACGGCAACGAGATGAAGGCGGCATACGACGAGGGGCGCATCTGCAAGGTGCCGCATGAGCCGTCTGTGGGCGTCATCACAAGCTGGGATTTGGGCGTCGGGGACAGCACCGCGATCTGGTTCATGCAACTGGTCGGCAAGGAGCGCCGGTTGATCGACTATTACGAGTGCAGCGGGGTCGGCCTCGACCACTACGCCAACGTCCTTCAAAGCAAGGGATACAACTACACGCGGCACATCCTGCCCCATGACGTGAAGGTTCGCGAGCTGGGCAGCGGAAAGAGCAGGCTGGAAACGCTAAGCGCGCTCGGTGTTCGCCCTGTCGATATTGCACCGCAGCTGCGCCTTGATGATGGCATTCAGGCCGCGCGGTCATTCCTGGCGAATTGCTGGTTTGACGAGGACAAGTGCGAACGCGGCATCGAGGCCTTGCGGCAGTATCGGCGGGACTTTGACGAAAAGGGCAAGACGTGGCGCGGCAGGCCGCTTCACGACTGGACCAGTCACGGGGCTGACAGCTTCCGATACATGGCGACGGGCAACACGCGGGCCAACAGCAAGAGCGGGCCGGTCCGCCGGAACCTACAGGGGATCGCATGAGCATCACCACCTACAGCGAGTTGCAGGACAGCATTGCCAGCTTTCTCAACCGCGATGACCTGACCGCGACGATCCCGACGTTCATCAGGCTGGCCGAGGCCGCGATGCAGCGGGACGTGCAGCACACGACCGCGACCGCCAACTCGCGATATACCGGCTTGCCGTCCGATTTTCACAGCGTTGTTCGCATGACGCTGGACGGCAAGTATCGCGCGCTTGAGCCTATGTCGCTCAACGAAATGGCGGATGCACGGGCGCAGCGCCGAGACACCGCAGGCGAGCCGCGCTTCTACGCCCTGACCAGTGGTCAGTTTGAGTGGTTCCCGACGCCGGGCGACACCTACGCCGTCAACATCGTTTACAACCAGGTGATCCCAGCGCTGTCGGACAGCAACACGACAAACTGGTTGCTTGAGCAGGCCCCCGATCTCTACCTCTACGGCGCTTTGGTCCACACAGCGCCATACCTGCACGAAGACCAGCGTGCGACGGTCTGGGGTGCTCTGCATCAGTCTGCCCTCGATGGCCTGATCCGCGACGGCAAGCGCGGCAAGTGGTCTGGCCCCCTACGGATAAGGTGACGACATGGCAACGACGAACTACGGCTGGACCCTACCCACGGTTGGCGGGTCCGAGGATACCTGGGGCGATGACCTCAACACGCTCTGGACGGACCTGGATACCCTTCTCGGGGGTGTGAGCGCGACCGAGTTTGCCATTCTCGACGGGGCGACCGTTGCCACGGCGGAACTCAACACCCTTGATGGCATCACGGCAACA